CTTGACACCAACGCTCGCCGTGAGGGTAACCGCATCGGAAATCCCGCCGTTTGGAAAATCCGAGCGCACTACCAAACCCTCCGGTGCAACCGCAAAACCGACTCCTGTTCCCAATGGTTCAACTCTTGGACGCACAACTTCACGCGATGCCGATGCTCGGAGGTGAAAGAATGAGCAAAATTGACCTTGGCCCCCGACGCCAGCCCTACGGCGACCACGAACCCGATGATAGCGGGTGGTATGGCCCCTTCCACGACCGAGACTTTGCCCTGCGGGTTTTCGCCAAACTCCGCCGTGAGCAAAAATACCGTGGCAAACCTAGCCTTCTCACGGGTATTGGTTATTTCACGGAATGGCTCACGATTCCCGCCACCGTCATTGAAGAGGCGATTCGCCGTTCCGGTGATGTCTCCAAATGGTCTAATGCCAAAATCACAACCGTGTGGTGGTTCAAACCATCGCACAGTTCCGTTTCCGCATGGCCCATGAAACATTCGGACTTCTCTCTCACCGTTGAAAACAATTGGGGGGAAGACGAATGACCTGCTACGCCTACACCCCGGCCCCAACCTTCGCCCTCATCACCTACACGGTATGGCCCGACTTCCTTATCCCCCCACGGTGTCCACGACAGGATGCCGCCGTTCTTTCTCCACGGGTGCAAAAAATCCGTAAGGAAACGGCAGAATACCGACACGGACGGAAGGGGTATAATTTCCCCGTAAAAATAAACGGCGTGGAGAGCGTTTGGCCCTGCGTCGTCGCCCCACATGTCACGGAGGTGGGCGCATGAGCCGCAAGCCCGGACGACGGAAGCGGCTTGAAGAAATCGCTGAAACGATGGCCCACTTCTCACGCGTGGCCCGAAAACCTGTTTGGTTCACCTACGACGACCTGTGGGACATCCACAAAAAATCCGATGGTTACCGAATGACCTCAAACAACGGATTCCCTACCCGCCAACAATTCGGACATTTTGCTCCTAAGTTTTTCCCTACCATGCAAAACAGCCAAGGAATCATCTCCTCAAAAAGAATCACGGTAAAACTATTCCACGATTTGCCGAAATCAAGTAGCAATCAAAAAATTGAGGTTCGCTACGCTTTCATTCTCCCCAACATGGACGCCGCCGAAGGTGTTGACTACGGAGGCGTTCAATAGGGGTGGTAGGTAGGTCTTAGTCGTGGGCGAAGGTATTATATACCCCCTCCGCTAATGTCTATTTACAAGCGGGAGCAACCCGCCGAACAAACAAAAACAATGGAGATGAAAAAAATGATTGCCAGTTATATGCTAATGGGTCAAGAGGCCAAGGGAACGACAACAGACGAGGTGTTGCGAAACGCCGGATTGGACTTTGAGGTGGGGCGTGAACCGCTCTACACCGCCGCCGGGCGTGAGGTTCGGTCAAAATTCCAACGCATCAAGCGGAATGACAACGATGTGACGCTTGGCGTGGTCGGTCGCACCTACCACCCGATGCAGAACCGTGACCTGCTCGGCATCGCTGACCGCCTCGTGCAGAACGACGACATCTCTTGGGACAGAATCGGCATGGTGGGGGCAGGTGAAAAACTCTACGCCTCCTTCAAGTTGCCCGATACCTATCGGATTGACGGGTGGGACGACTTAGACCAATACATCTACCTCACCAACACTCACGATGGTTCGGGCGGTGTCAAGTGCATTCCCGCCAACATCCGGTTCGGTTGCACCAACCAATTCGCCTTCCATCAGCGTCAACTGAAAAAGGCGGGTATCAACCCCCGTGACCTCACCATCCGGCACTCTTCAAAAATGGATGCTCGCATCAGCCAATTTGAGCGTGCCATCGCACTCGTTGACACCCTCAACAACAACTTCGCCAACGAAGCCGCCGAGTTGATGACCGTTGAAATGACGGAGGCTGACAAGGCCACCTTCTACATTGACGCTCTCGGCCTCACCACCGACGAAAAATTGGTGGATGCTGACAACGAATGGGGACTCAAAACCCGTGGCCTCAACACCTTCAACCACCTCAAGGAATTGGAGAAGTCCAGCACCAACAACTCATCCAACATGGCTGACTCCGCTTGGCAATCATTCAATGTGGTGACCGAATTCATTGACCACGCATGGGTTCACAACGCCAGCGGCACCGTCAACAGCAAGCGGGTGGAGTCTTCCGTCCTCGGCACCGGCGCACGCCTCAAGGCCAAGGCTTGGGACAACATCACCGCACGCATCGTCGCTTGAACACGAAGGAGATTCAAAAAGACATTCGCATTTCACTATCATTTGGTTCATACCTCCGTTCCCAATGACCCCCTCCTTGGTGGTTCTTGGATGGGCGAGGGAGCAGGGCGTGTGCATCAGTAGATAACTTTTGGAGGAAAAGAAAATGAAAGAAGCAGAAAACATTTGGGAAAAATCAATCAACGAATACGGCGAAAAAGAACCCGACCCCGAAGGTTCGGTGTTCTTCCGTGTGAACATCAAGGAAACGGTGACTCGCACCTACCTTACGACCGACCCTACGCTCAAGACAGCAAAGGCCGTCCGTGAACAATACGAGGAAGCGGGAACGGACTATTGGGTGGACATGGATGCCACCGATTGGGACGGTTCACGCATCAGCAAAATTGAGAAGGTGGTCTATTCCCCCTGTTCTCTTGCCTTGGAATACCTCACACCTCCCGCCGATTGGACAGAAGAATCGCATCCGAACATCCGATACCTCTCCCGTTCAACCATGTTTGACGAGCAACCCGTTGGCAACGCCTTCATGACCCTTCGTATTAAGCGCAAATACGCCCGATGCACCAATTACATTCACGGTAAAACCTCTCAAATCTGCCCCAACTGTTTGCGCCGCATCCGTGATGGCTGGTCAATCATCACCCCGCTCAAGAAGGAGGACTCCGAGTGAGCGTTGGCCCTCGTGATTTGACGCTGACTCGCCTTGAAGGACTCGTCGCAAATTTGATTGGGAAAGAGGCCGTCGCTGATGGCGTGTTCCTCACAGACCGAAAGGTTTGGGTTTCCCACATTGACATCATTCGTGCCTCCTGTCCTGTCTGCGGCCAAGAGTTTGTCGGCCCCGACTACAATGTGTTTCACCTGCTCGCTACGCATGACTACGGACACACCAAAATGGCTGAAATCGCAATTCGCAACGCCGAGATGGAAGACTACGACGACGAAGAGAAGGGAGGGACAATCGCATGAAGAAGCGACCCCCCCAAGCATTTTTGTTCCATTTCAACAACGACGAAAACCCGACTAAGGCTGTGTGGTATGCCGGACTCGGTGTTCCGTTCAAACTGACGCCGGATTTTCAATTCGCAAAGTCCGTGGACTTTGACACCGTTTCCACTTCAATGCTCATCAAGCAGTTGGAGAAGTATTACGGAAAAACCTTTCATCAAATTTCTCAAGCAGACGCCATGCCCCCTTCCGATTATTTGTGTGATTCTTGTGGCCTCGGATGGACTCAAACCGAGTTGGAAGCATGCGTTGAAATCCTACTCCCCGAAACCGTTCCGTCGTTGGTGGAAAAGGGAATCAAGACCCTACGCCTTCCTCAAACCCACTTGGCTTCTCAGTTGAGAAGCAAGGATGCACTTTCTTTTGCCAAAAAAATAAACGGAGCAAGACATTGTGGTGGTTGCGCCGCCCTGCTTTGTGGTTCGTGCGCTCCGCCCCGTCGCTCTCGCGATGCAGACAAGGGCTTGTGCGTAAAATGCAAGCCAACAAGGAGGCGGTCTTAGTCAAGGCCGAAAGCCTTATAAACACGAACCCGCATATCTATTTATGGGCGGGAAGCCCGATGGAGGAATGAACATGATGAAGAACATTATTGACAAAATCAGCGCACACCTGCGCCAGCGTATGCACGACCAAGTTATCGCCGCCGCCCCGTGGTATGTGGGCGACCCCTGCTACATCATCCCCGACGACGATTGGGGAGAGTTTTGCGACTTGACCTACAAGCACAGCAAGCGAAGCAAATCCATGCACATTGATTCAGTCATTGATTGGCATGGACAAAAAATCACCGTTTGGACAAACGGTGGCGACGGTACATGGTCTTTTCATGGCTTGGAGTCTGCCAACGGTAAGACCTCGTTTGGTGTTGACGCTGGCATTTTCTGTGTCATCAACCTCAACAAACTTCCCTCCCACCAAACCGAAATCAACGACGGCATCCTCTTTGAGACTGAGCCCGACCTATATGTGGACGACGATATAGTTTATCTCAACGACCAGCATGACGATAGCGTTCAAGAATGCGAAGGTTGGCGTTGCCGTCGTATCATCACGCCCGATGAAGCCTTGTGCTGTCAATACGGAAACTGCGACGAAGGTTGCGATACCTGTTTTGAATGCTCATGTTGCGAAGAATGCGGCGAGAGCGAATGTGTGTGTGGTGAGGAAGAGTGAAGTGCGATTTCAAATACGCCTTCATCAACGCCGTCACCATTGACGGTGAGGATTTCGTGGAAGTCTACTTCGCTTGTTCCAAGTGCGGCACCCACCGTGTCAAGCGCATTTCTTCTCTCTACAACATCAACTGCGAGGTGACAGAATGAACAGGATGTTTTTAGGAAAAAAATACAACGGTGAGCCGTGTCCTACCATGTCTGCTCATTACTTGTGCGACCAGCATGTAGTCAAACTCGCCGTGGAAGAAGTGCAAATGCTCACATCGGCCTTGCTCAACAACGGCGCACCTGCCGACCTCATGCCTTACACCAAGCGAGGCACGATTCACAAGGGCGGCTACCGCAACCACCCGATGACCCGCTGGACAGGAGCAACCCGCCAAAACTTCATGTGGGCTTTGACTCACGCTCAAGCCATCTGCGACCAATTCCGAATCCGCTACGGCAAAGAACATCTCGCTCAAAAGCAAATCGCATGGATTCGTGATTGCCGAATCATTGACGGGAAGCGCACATACGGACTCATCAACTACATACCCCTTCACAATGAAATGACCGCCTTCCCTCGTTGCGTGAACCAATCACAAGGACGCAACCTTGACCTGCTGGACGAATCAAATTACAGCACCGTTATGGCTTACCGGGAGTTTTATATCCGAGAAAAGAGAGGCTTTGCTACTTGGGACAGAAGCATGTCCGGCGAGCCCTTTTGGTGGAACAAGGAGGAATGAAGATGTATAAACCTACAAAATACTGGGACGAGTTCGGAAGATGGAGAGGTCAGCGACCCGCACATAAATTGCTTAGTGGTTTTTCAGCACAAAAGCAACTTCTTCATTACATCAAGGAACAATTTTTCTCCACCTACGAGGGCGAATGGGAAGAAATGCTTCAAGAAGCACACCTCAACCTTCACCCCGAATATGACCCTCATGAGCAAGTTGCACACATCACCGTCGTTGATGTTCGTTTGGAGGGTGTGAAGGATGCCGAAGCATAGAGTTAGGCTAAAGAAAACCATCATCGCTGTTCTCAAGGAGAATGACGACAGGCCCCTTTCGGCTGAACAACTGATTCATCTGTGCCAACAGAAGGGACTCAAGCCCAACTACCTACCCAAGAACACTAACGCCATGGGTCAAATCATGCGGCAGGTCAAAGGTACTGTGTCTCAAACCATCTACTTGACTTCAAACCAAGGGAACAGTTATCTTTCAGCGGTGTATTCTCTTGAGTCGGAAGAAGCCTTCAATGAATGGCTTGAGAAGGTGTGTTGATGCGCTTAGGTTCTTGGTTGTTCTGTCGCCCATCGGATTTGAAATGCACTTACTTCTACCCCTATTCTAAAAAGGGTAAGAACATGGTCTTTCAGCCTTTCTTGGGTTTGGACACTCCGAGTGGCCCTGTCTGTCTTCACGGGAAGAGAGCATTATGGTCGCTCCTTGACTCCCTGTTTCCCGAAGACCCGTTGCCACGCCCACCCCTCAACGCTGACTTCAAAGACCCGTTGCTGGCGAAGGAGGTTATCAACGGTCTTCTCAATGACTCCGAGGCTTGGCCTCATCTACGCCTTCAAGTACGAACCGGTGATTGGAAAGACCACTATGGACATCCGACTAAGGGGACTTTCATTCTTTCTGCATCTCCGGCGGCTTCGGACTACGACATGACCCATACGCTGATGCTTTTCCAAAATGCGACTAAATCTACCTACACGATTCCGATAACAATTCAAACAAAAACCAAGTTGAGGACTTTACCGGCAGTTGTCGTTCCGCTTAACGAAGACAATGATTTTAAGGTGATAATAACTGATGCCATCGGTGGCGACCATCTCATTTTTTCCATAATAGAAAAATCCAATTCTTGTTTCCGTCCCCAAAGGATGAAATCTTTTCCGGTTTCCGACATCACGAGACTGACTTCCGACCTTGGAAGTCGTATATGCTATCTCGCTGAAATCCAACAACTCAACTTTCTTTTCCCTCAAATGTCTTCTCTTGACGCAGGGATGAGGTTCTACGAGCGAGACGATTTGGAGTTTCGTCGTTTCCAATCGCTTGATTGTTTTTCTTCTTTGGCATCCCAACAAAAAGAAAAAACCGTGGGACTGTGAGCCTATCGTCTAATTATTTTATTTCTTCATAGGTGTTTAGGTAAAGGCATTTCATAATGTAGTTACAGTATTCTTCTACATCCCTATGAAACAAAAAAAGAATTGCGTGTTCTGCGGAGCAGTAGTGTCTTTATTTCTTTCAGCCGCTCCCGAATCAACAAAAACAATTCCCTTATAACCCCACAAAGACAGCGTAGGATATGGGCGGCAACAAGTCAAACGCACGATTGCTTGAAAGGGTTTTCATGTTTGTGGGACAGGCTGGTGAAATGAGAACCGACCTCATTCATCAACACTACGCAAGCACATACGGAAATGCCCCCCGTCTCGCCAACATGACTCAATCTCTTATTTCATCGGGTTTGTTTAAGCGCGTGGGCTGGTATGACCGCTTGGAAGATTTGGTCTTGCGAACCGAGAAGTCAAGCAAACAGTTGGGATTACATAGCGCAAGGTTTGTGTGTGTAGTCAAAGCGAAGCCCTTGGAAGAAATAATTGACAAATACATTAGCGGCGAAAAAACACCGCTCCGTCGTTTGGAAAGGATGCCAGCCTTCGTCCGAAGTGCTGTAAAAGAATTTGGTGATGCCTAATGATTGAACAATACGGTTCCGTTGATTTCTACTTCAAGGATGGGAATGATTCAACCTTCTCTCCTAAGAAAGTCATTGTTTATGTTGAAGGCGAATACGGTTTCATCCCTTTGATTATAGGGAAGTCTCTTGAGGGTAAAAATAAAACATGCGTTGAAATCATGTCCAAACATCAATCCGTTGACGCCTTCAATCAGTTTCCTAAAATGCTAACACCTTCTTGGAACATGACACAAATTGACAGGAGGACAATACTTCTCTCTATCACCAACTGGCCTCAATTCTCGCCGGGTGTAGGTAACTACGACATGTGGGCATCCGCCTACCCGATGATTCGTGATATTCTTTTTGGGCTAAAAGACCATGGATGTGAATCGGTAGCCTTCTTGACTTGCATGAACAATCAAAATCCGGAAGATGCCGCCGAGATACTACTTTACGACTTCAAGGTTGAGCCACGCATGGATTTGGTTCTTAGTCCCCCTGCGTGGATTTTCCCATACTTGGCAAACTGCTTAGGGCTCAAGGCTTCTGTCGTATGTATCACGCAAGACGAGGGTCAATTCATTGACACCGAGGCTTTGAAGTTGGTCAAGGAGTTTTTCATCGCTATGGGCTACAACTACGACCACGAAAAGGCTAAGAACACAATCCAAACTGTTCGCAACATGGAAGAACAGTTGACCGACCAACGCTTTTTCTCCGACGACGATGAAGGGGCGTGGATGGTGTGACACGGATAATTGACCGTCTCGTGCGTTTCGCACAGAACAACTATTATGTTGATGTTGAGGACAAAATACCCATCTTCGCTTGCTCCATCGGAGCGCATATTTTTAACGCAATAAACAAATGTAGCCGGTGTGATTTTCACCCGCTACACAACGCTGACTTCAACATCCCCAACTGTCCCCTTCGCCACGACAACGCTCCCATCTACACGCCGATGTCCCAACTCGCTGATACGCGCATCCACATCCTCATGCGTGGAGAAAAGGGTTCCGGTAAAAGTATGCTCATCAATATGTTTCTTTCCGAGGGAACGGGTATTCTTTACAGTCCAACGGCCTTCAACACCGGAGAGGGCTTCCGCACGATGATGGGGCCAAACAGCATCACCGAGGCTGGTATGTTCGGCTCCGTGGACGAGGATGGGAACATCATGGGGCGACCTTTGGCTCGTGATATGTGCGGTGGTTTCCTTGGGTTTGAGGAATCGTCATCGCTTACCGACGCCAACAAAAAAGACCACAGCACCGACATGAAAAACCAATTGCTCACCTCCCTTGACAACGGGCGCGTGCAGAAAGCCATGCGTAGTGGGTGGGTACAATACAATACCCGTTATACTATGTGGGGCGGAACGCAACCTTCCCGTCTTGAAATGGAGTCCGGCCTTGACCGTCGCCTGTTCATCATTGACATTGAGATGTCGCCGGACAAGGAGGCGCAATACAAACACGCTCAACACATGCAATCTAACATGACACGGGAGACTCGTGCCGCTCTCGCAAGCGAGGTCATCAACATCCGTAACTGGATTAACACCCGTATGCTTGAGGCCATCTTTGACCCACCAAGCGGTGTTCAATTCAGCGATGAGTTGGGGCATTGGCTCAACCGTCCGGACTTGCGTTCTTTTGAGGCTGACCTGTTCCGACGGCTTGCCATCGGTTATACTATGCTAAAAGAAACATGGGTGGGCAATCAAGTGCTTCGTATTGACTTGGACGAAAAGTTGCTTGGTCTTCTTGAGTCTGCGTTGATGATGCGAAGGGCCGTCATGGACTCCGACGCTCGTCTCATCCGTGATGCGTTTTGGATGCAAGACATCACACGCTCCACACTCTTGAAGGAAATATCCCGTATCATCACCAAGGGTGATTACACAGCGGCAAAGCGTTGGATTGACGATAACCTCAAAGGTCAACCGTGGTATGCTGAATATACTCCTAAAAGTGAAGGTCGTGGACGGAAGGGCGTTATGTGTCGTATCGGGCCATTGACCGACCCAAGCCAAGCAAAACAGAAGTGGGGTGAATCCGATGAGAACAAGGCGTGAGATTGAACAACGGCTGGCTGGCGAAGGCAACGCCTTGACGATTGAAACCCTACGGTGGGTGTTGAACACCCCCGATTGTCCCATGTGCGGTATCGCCAACAGGCGGGACTTGGAGGTTGGGATTCACACCGGAGACATCACGGTTTCTTACCTTGAAGAAAAGTATTCGTGGCCTGTCGGAACGGTCATGGAACACATGGACAATCATGTGGACTACGACCCCGAAGAGGCGAAGCACATGGAGACGATGCGGTATGAGAGCATCAACACGCTGGATGCCGCACAGGACATCGTGAGCCGCCTTCTTGGGTGGATTGATGAGTTGGAGGCGGTCAAGGATAGCGAAGGCGGTATCACCTCGGAATGGGTTGCTGATGCGGCCAAGTTGGTCGCACAAGCAAACACTTCTCTTCGTCTCGTCGGACAACTCAAGAAGGAGATTGGGGTTGACTCACAACTTCTTTTGGCTCAAAAACAAATGGACAATGTGATGGGTGTTCTTGTGAACACACTCCAAGACCAGCCCCAACTTCTTGACCAAATAGAGTTGCGGGTAGCCGCTTTGAAAACGCCGACGACGATTGTTGATGTTGATTGGGAGGACTGATTTTGCCTCAAAAGAAATGGAGAAGTGGAGCGACTAAGTCTTTGTTCGCAAGACCGATTAAGAGAATTGAATATCCGTTCCTAATCAAAGCCATGAAGGAAGATGGCCTCCACGCTGAGATAACCGAAAAGGGTGTTGTTTGGTATTACGGTGAATATAAAATCGTCCGGCGACATCTCCGAGAAATGTGGGGAATCAGCGTTTATCAAATGAAAGCGTTTGAGACACACATCTTAGAAACAAATCCGTTTGGTGGGTACTATGAAGGGAATCGTTATATTGACGGCTGATGAACGAGCATACAAGCAAGGCCATGTCATTGAGACGGCTGGTATGGTTCACGCACCGACGCGCCAAGACATAACATACATCGTTCACTTGAGAAGAATTACCGAAAAAGAAATCAAGAGGTGGATTGATGTTGTCGGTTATCGCTTGGTTTTTGTCATTGAAAAGATACCGAAGATTTCCGAAGCGACGAAGGAAGCAATCATAGTTGACAAGTCCTTGCTGAAAGAGCAGACGAACCACAAGAGGCAGATTGACGCCTTGTTGCGGTGGTCGGATAGACAGCGAGTCCATCGTGCGTTCACCGGAATGCCGATACCCCTCGCTCTTTCTTTTTTACGGGAAAACAAAGGAGATGATATTCTTCTTTGGCGCATGCTTGCAGATGTCGCCTTCACACTACCCAACGAATACGCCGAGGCCGTCATGGTCTACGGAATCAAACCGTCTCGTGCCGCTGTCAAGTGGCCGAAGAAAAAGAAAGCCGCTGATGAGCGTCCGGCGATGTTTCGCAAGTCCGATAAGTATTGGCGTGAAATTATCTCGTCGGATGCTGAGACACGCAACCAGTTGAGAAGCGGCAACCTTGATAGCCTTCCTACGGTGATGAAACGCCGTAAGGAGAATATCTCACAATGGTTGTAGAAACACTTTGGGTTATTTCTCCGGTAATTTTTTTCTTTTGGCTTTTGCGGTGGGCTTTCGCTGAACAGGAAAAAACAAGGGAATGTATTCGTGCGATATGGCGTGGTGAATTTCCCGAACAGCAGACCAGCGAAGGACAGGCTATGCCTCACGACATGAACGCGCTCATGTGGTATGACCTATGAATGTTCGGCACAGTTATATTAAGTGCAAAGGTAAGACCAATCATGAGCGCAACGAACAGCCGTATTCGGCGCGCTATCCTTGATGTGCTGTGGCTACACGGGCCTCTAACCAAGGAAGAGACAGCCGTTCAGTTAGCCAACGCCAAGGGTGTGCGACGAGTCCCATCACCGCATTCCCTATCCGCTCTACTGTGCAAATCACACAGCATTATTATTGTCGGAAAGAAAACTGTTGAGAACATCGTCGGAGTCAAGAGCCAACATGCGCTGTATGACATTGACCGTGAAATAGTTTTGACCGACGAAGAAATCTTGTTCATCCGTGAACCGTCAACTATGACCCCAAAAGAAAAAGCACTTTCTCGTAAGTGTGGCTGTGGAAGGACTCGTGTTTTCCCCGAAGGTTCGGATGAATGTTTATCGTGCCAAAGGCTGTCTTAGTCGGCATCGCAACGCTTATATACCCCACCGCCTATGTGTATATATGAGCAAGGGAAACAGGGCGCAGACCATACCACATGTTGAGCATGATGTTTTGAAAGAGGTGTTGGACAACATACCTCTTGACGACCTTCATGACGCTATGGTAGCAGACGAGGCCAGCGAGAAGCGATTCAAGAAAGGGGCGGGAAATGTCGCCAAGTTGATTCGCAACCTCATGGTTCGTCGCCAGCACCGCCTTCCCCACGACCACGAAGACTACAAACCAAAGGAGGACTGAACATGACTGTCAAGCGAAGCCCATACCGTGTCGGACAGAAGTTGACTGTCCCACAATTCAAAGCCCAAGCACCACGATTTGACACCACCTCGTTCCCAACAGGCACAGGTGGGTTTGTGGTGAAAGAAATCCACAAGACGGCGCACGCCAGCGGCGGCTACCTTTTCACCGCGGAATCAGTCCGTCTCGTCAACGGGGAGCGCATGAAGGCTACATGGATGGTGACCTTCCCTGCCTTCCGCCGTTCTACCGTCAAGACCGCCTACTTCACCTCGCTTCGTTTTTGGACTGGTGATGGGTTCGCTCAAGCCGACGAAGAGAAGCCTTTTATCCCTACATTGAAAGGCGACATCAATCAGCGAAGGAAACACACACCCGCTAACCGAAACGACAAGATGGTGCTTGCAGACTTTTTGGAGGAATGAACATGGTATGGTATGTTATTGACACCGAAACAGGAAAGAAAAAGCGATTCCCTTCGGAGTTGGACTGTGCGTTTTTCATCGCTATGGTACAAGACTTCTTTCCCAACATCGGCGCACACACTCTCACTTATTTCAAGGAGGACTGAACATGGACTGTGACACGCTTATCAGCATTACCGACGATTTGAAATACATGGGTCGCATGACCTTCTCCGAATTTAAAATTGTCTTTTTCCCTCCAAAGGAAGGTGGTTGGGAAGACCCTAACGAGCAAAGTATTCGCTGGCACCTCTTCTCCACCGACCCCATGCGTTTCCTTTGGTCATGCTCCTACGACAAGTTGGAGTTGCTTTGTCAGTATGTCAAGGAACAGAAGGGGGGCGACCAATGAGCGACCGACTGAACAATTTCATTTCCGATAAGAACATCAAGTGTCCCCGATGTCGCGACCCGCATGGCGGATTCCATGTGAGAATCACGACCTACAAGGACATGAAAAACAAAATGACCTTCACTTGTCGCTCTTGCTCAAACACCATCATCTTCAAGGTGGGAAGTGGACACCGATGATTTCCCGTGTCGCTCGTTATTTCACCGTAAAAGTTTTGCGGGATAAGGGCCTTCAACTTTGTTCGTTGTGCGACGGTAAGGTGATTGACATCAACGAATCATGTTGCTTCTTTTGTGAGCAGACCGCAAAGTGGGAGTTGGTTCAATGAGTATGCTTGGTCGTGCGTTTTGGGCTATGCTCGGATTCGCCCGTGAACCCGACTTTACCAAGGAGGAAGAATGATGGTGTGGGCAACTGAGTTTCGTCCAAGCACCCTCGGCGGTATCGTCGGCCAAGACGCTATCGTTTCCGAGTTGATGCAAGTTGTAGTTGACGAGATGCCAATGCAACACTACATTTTCTATTCCCCCGAAGCCGGAACCGGCAAGACCTCCGTGGCTCATGCGCTTGCGAATGAGTTGGGCTGGCAAATCGTCGTGTTCAACGCATCGTCCAAGCGGGAGCGAGGTATCGCTTTCGTTGAAGAAATAATCATCCCCATGACCCGAAGTGGTATTAAGGAAAGAATCTTTTTGCTTGACGAAGCAGACCAACTCACCGACGACGCACAATCCGCCTTGAAGGGTGTGATTGAAAACGCCGCTGGTTATTTCATTCTCACCTGCAACCGCTTGCCAAAGGTTTCCCGATGGCTACAATCCCGATGCCAAGTCCGAACCTTCCAACCAATCGGGCAAGACCACATGATTGAGCAGTTAAGTAAAATCGCCGCATCCAAATCTCCCCATGTCAACGAATCAGCAATAACTATTATCGCAAAAGCACATCAAGGTGATTTGCGAAACGCCATCGGTGCATTACAGACTCATGCTTGCTTGAAGCGCAGGGATGCTGAAATGTTTCTTGACAGTCTCACCGCACCGTCCATTGACTTCAAGCGGTTTCTCCGCCTTTGCTTTGTTGAGAAGGCGTTTGAGGATGCTGTCAAATTGTTCACGGGTGAAGTGCGACACCAAGTCCGTGAATGTTTTTCTTTTGCCGTAAAAGGCAACGCTGGAACGGAATCAAAAATGCAAGTCATTGAGGCGGCAATCACCGCCGAGCGAGACTTGTTGAACGGTGTGGATGAGGAAGTGGTGCGCCATAACTTCGTCCGTATGCTTGTTGGTGGAGGGCAAGCATAAGCCTTATAACCCCACAAAATTACCCCGAAATACAAGCGAAGTGATACAATGGTTGCCTACGAAGACATGTTGAAGAAAGTTGCCGCACAGACGAAAACAGATGCAGACGCCCTTTCAGCGAAGGCTGATTCTGTCCTTCTCCAAGAAGGTGCAGGTTGGGAAGCGGCAGGGAAGAATGAAGAACAGCGCAAGACGCTGGCCCTCCGAGTCGCCGCCCGTCAACTCGTTGCTGAGAAAGCGAAGTTGTCCCGCTCCGGTGCTACGCTCTACGAAGGCATGTTTGTGAATGTGCCTCGTGAAAAGGATTGGGCGCAAATGGCATACAACAAGACCAAGAAGACGCTCGCTGGCCTTGATGCCGATGGACGCCTTGCTTTGGTTTCTCAAGGTGCTGTCGTTCTCTATGAGAACAACCACGACGGCTCTTGGACTCGTCACGCCAACCCCTCTCTCCTTTCTCGCCAGCCGTTTGAGGAAGATGTGTCTTCAACCGAAATCACCTCGGTTCCTCCACGAAGCGTGGATTTGGATGCCAACACAATGTTCTCTTTGGTTTGGGACAAAAACAACATGCACTTTGCCAACGGCAATCCCAACTTCAAGTATGGTGCCAACCGCCCGCTTGAGGAACCCGACCGCTCGTGCTTGTTCATTGGTCGCAAGGCCGGTTCAAACGACGAACCCACGATTCATTCTTTCCGTTTCAACGGTGCTTTGGCGAAGGAGTCTTGGCCTACCTTTGTGACGGGAACCATCGGCATGAAGCCAGCCAACCGAGACGGTATGGCTTACGGTACGAAGGTCACCACCTTCTCCCCCGACGCCAGCCTCACGAGCATCTTCTCCGCTCCGCCCCTCGCTCTTGTTGACGGTGCGCCGCAAGGAATGGTCGTTGATTGGCTCGGTGATGGATTGTGCCAATCCCTGTCCGACTGCCACACCGCCTACGCCGCACTTGACGACAAAGCCAAGTGGGACACTACCTTCGGCTCCGTCGTTGAAGTGGTTCACATTGACCCACGGGACAAGGGTGGCTTCATCATCACCCTCGGAGACATGGACATCATGTCCGACGCCGCTCCTGTGGAGTTGTATCTTTCCGCCAAGGAAGAAGGCGAAGTTGACTTCGGCGTTGGTTCGGAACTGCTCATCGTCGGTTCACCGTGGGTTTCCCGTGAAGGCGAGAACCGCTTCATGGTCAACGGCTGGTGGTGCATGAACGCCATCGCACCTCTCGCTGACACCGACTTCTCCGGCGACGGCGACGGATGGGATGCTTGAATTGTTTAGGGGGAAAGGAAGTTGCACAACATCGTTAGCGGAAGCGAGGCGCGAGAAGCGTTGTCCACGGCTGTTCGTCTGCTTGCAGACAGCGTGCGTGGCACACTTGGCCCAAACGCTCGGACAGTCCTTGTTCAGCACGAAGGGCATCCTCCCTCCGTCCTTAACGACGGCGTGAAAATTGTTTCTGCCGTAAAATCAAATGACCCTGCCGTTCAAACATCCCTTGACTTGTTGCGCCAAGTTGCCCTTGAAGCACAACAGGCTTCGGGCGACGGGACGACAACCGCCACGATTCTTGCCGAGGCTTTGGTTGAAAATTACTCTCGCGCCGAATCCGACTCGTCCGACATGTCTCTCTTTGTGGAATATGTGGAGAGCCGGATTACCGAGATGAAGTGGGACATAGACCCGCTGTCATTTGATTTGACTGACCTTCAACGAGTGGCAACAATCGCCGCCAACAATGATGAATCCATTGGTGAATTGATAACGGATATGTTCGCTACCATAGGTGCTGATGGCCTCGTCAACCTCAAGGTTGGTTCGGACGACCACACCACTTGGTCGCAGACCACGGGATGCGAAGTGCCGATGTATTACGCTTCTCCGATGTTCTCCAACAATGACCGAAGAACCTTTGAGGCAGACAACCCACTTTTTATTATCACAAAAGAAATCATTGAGGACTTTGATGATTTGACCCCTGCTCTTGAGATTGCGATTGAGAACAGTCGTCCCCTTGTCATCGTGTGTCAAGACATCAAAGGCGTGGCTCTTTCTAACTTAATCGCAAATGTGGTTGGTGGCGTTGTTCGTGCCTGTGCCTTGCGTATTCCTCGCACCGACGCCGATGAATGGTTTGACGACTTGAAGGCTTTGACGGGTGGTGGAATCCACTTTGAAAGCGAGAAGGGAACAGGGATTGCTAACGCTGTTGAGGGTGCCGGACACTTCGGTTCTGCCGAGCGTATCTCCGTTGGACATGCGACAACAACCATCGTCGCTGGTGAAAGGACAGAACAGTTGCAGAATCATATTCACGGACTCGCCAATCAAGCGAAAGCCGCCGACCATCCATTTTCACGGGAAAAGTTGTTGACTCGGCGTTCCCGACTCGCACAGCACATGGCTTCAATCTACATCGGAGGATTCAGCGAGGCTGAAATCCGTGAAACCCGTGAGCGGGTAGACGATGCCGTGAACGCTACCCGTCTTGCTATCAAAGGTGGTGTCGTTGTAGGTGCAGGTTGGACGCTCTACACCATCGCTCGCCAATATCTACAGCATCACGAAACAGCGGGGGCAGGGGCTTTCGCTGACGCTCTAAAAACGCCGATGAATACGCTTCACGCAAATGGCGCACCAAAGGAACATGCTTTGAAGTGGGGTGAAGAGTATTACCTCAATACTAAAACGGGTGAAATGCAACCAACCGCAGAAGCGGAAGTGCTTGACCCTGCTCTTGTCGTTCTTAACTCGTTGAAGGCGGCTGTGTCCATCGCTCGTCTCGTCTTGACGACAGACACCATCATTCTCGCTGAACCAAAGGGGTTATAAGCCTACACAGGAAGGGGAAAACATGACTTGGGGACAAACACAGAAAAGCGACAGCGCACCTGCAAAGGTGGCTTACGACAAGGAATACTACCGAAACACCTTCATGAACAACACGGCTCATTCTGTGCCTGTTCGCATGGCTCTTGTCGCCAAGGAGAATTGCGGTAAGACGGGACTCGCCGTCTCCCTTATCCGCCAAGTCCGACCCAAGGGCAAAATCTATGTCTTTGACATTGACAACTCCGCACAGGCCACTCTTGAGGCCGCTTATCCCGACGATAAGGAAATAATTGTCTTGCCTCTACTTGACGAGCGAGACGAATCCATCTACAATGAGGATGCGACGGTCAACTACGCAAACCTCGTGGCCGACAAAATGAACTTCTATGTGAACATCGTTGCTGATGTCGCCAAAGAAGAAGATGTTGCGGGCATCATCATGGACGGCGGTTCAACCTTCCTCAAGTGGTGCGAACATGCCATGACCGATGTTCTACTACGCCGTGGCGTCATCAAGGAAGAAGGCGACTCCTTCAACCAAAAGGAATGGCGAACACGCAACCAACTCAACCGTGATGTCCTCACCCGACTTCACGGACTTCCTGTCCCATGCGTCATCAATACTTTTCACCTAAAAGATGTCAGCAATTATGTGGACAACGGCTCCGGTGGCAAGGTCTTGATGAAAATCGGTGAACGCCCCGATTGGGACAAAGGCACAATGCGCCTGTTCTCTCAGCAGATTTTCCTGTCTCGCTACATGAAGAAGGCCGATGCCGCCGCTGGCGTCAAAGCCGACCCTTCGCTCAAGAACCCCGATGATTGGGTCATCAAGGCCACCATTGAGGAAATCAAGGGCAAGCACATGGAACATGTGGGCGAGACTCACACCATCCTTTCTGTCGTCAAGGGCGATGTGAAGTGGGCG